CTCATGTTCTGATTCTACTTCGTTAAGAAGCTTTTTGTATAAGTCTTTCATTTGTTTTGTAACCTTTTGTTTTACTTAGAAAAGTATTTTTCAATTGCTTCCAATCTATCATCAGCATCTACTAACATTGTAAGTGCTTCTTCAGCATTGTTGTAGAAATCTTTTGTAGAATGGTCACCAATACCAACACCTTTTGTTCCCAATAAATCGAGAGTTAAAAGTGCTTTAGCTTTATCAGCTTCAGCTGATGTTTTTAGCATTGTAATCAAATTTTGATTCATAAGTTTTTGTTTTGTGTTAATCACCAATTACTTCTGAGTCTACTACTAAGTTATCAGAGTCTAGTGAATCTTTTTTGTATTGTAAAATTGTTGCTTCACAAATCCTTTTATAGATTTGCTCTTTTACTTCCTGATTGGTTTCCAATGTAGAGGGGAAATCTTTCGCTTGAAACTTAATGATTTCACCAGTATCAATATCAGTATATTCATACCATGCACCACTTTGTTTTACGATTCCATTTTCTTTCATCATTCCCAACCAAGCTCCATAGTTATCAATTCCTCTGTCAAAGAAGATATCGAAATCGGCGGAACGTAACGGAGGTCCCATCCTATTCTTTACTACCTGACAACGAACTTTAATACCTACAATTCTATCGTTACCATTTTCTTTCGCCTTAATCGTTCCCATACTCTTTAATCTCAAACGAACCGATGCATGGAAAGCGATTGCTTTACCACCAGAAGTTGTCCAAGGGTCAGAGAATGGCATTGCGTTCATCTTCTGTCTTAATTGGTTAGTGAAAACCAAAGTGATTTTCTGTCTACCAATAAGGTTTGTGATTTTACGCATTGCTTTGGAAATGATAATTGCTTTATCCGTAGCGTAACCATCTTTACCATAATCAGCTTCCATCTCCTTTTCAGTTGATGCTGCTGCTACTGAATCCACAACGATTGTTACATACTTATCCTTTGAGTTAGTTCTCACTTTCTCAATAATAGTTTCGGTATATTCAAAACATTGTTCAACAGTCTCAGCTGCTACATAAAGTAATTTGGTTGTATCTACTCCAATGGCTTCTAAGAATTCTCTACTTACGGCGTTCTCCGTGTCAATCAATACAGCGATACCACCTAACTTTTGTGTTTCGGCAAGTAAGTGAGCTGATACTAATGATTTACCACTTTGTTCTAATCCAGTAATTTCGGTAATTCTACCAACAGGCAAACCTCCATAAGGTCTATTAGAGATTGCCACATCCAACATTGATGCTCCAGTTGAAATCCAACCATCTACGTTTGTAGGGGAGTCATTGTTGTCCAAAAAGAATGCTACTTTTTGGTCTTTTGATTGTTTGTTTAGGGACTCCGCTAGTACTTCTGCTAAGTCCACTTCCTTAGTTGCTTTCGCCATATTAACTTATTTATTTTATGAATTGAAAAGGTCATCAAAAGCTGCTGCCACATCATCAACTTTCTTAGCTGGAGCTGCAGGTGCTGCTGGTTTTGATGGAGTTGTATCGAATGGTACTTCATCCTCATCCTTAGCCGTAGATGAAAGGGTTTGAGCAGATGCCGATACCTCATCATCAGAAGTTCCAGACGGATTTAACCAACCTTCTAATACATTTTTCAATTCTGCATAAGTTAATTCTGAATAAAGTTCAGTAATTTCTTTTTGAGAAGTTAAGTACTTGTCCGTTTCTTCTTTAGTTGTTGCTAAAGGAGTTTCTTTTGGTTTAACACGGATTGTTGTTACAGGGTAAGAAGTACCACTGTCCTCTGCTGATACTACTTCAACAGTAATATCTCTACCCTCATTTGGGTCAGTAATATCACCATAATCAGGATCTGCCATATAACCAAGAATTTCTTGATATACAGTTTTTCCAAAGCCCCAAAAACGAACACCTTCACCTTCTTCACCTCTTACTAATACTGGTACGAAAGTTCTAAGTTTCGGCTCCATCTTTTTTGCTGCTTTCCAATCTTCCTTATCACCCATTCTTTTAAGTTTGTCAGCAAACTCAACGATAGGGTCAGGTCTGCCAAAACTCATCGGAGATAAGTAAGTTTTGTTGTTGATGTTGTAGTGAAAATACAATTCAATAAAAGGAATTTCCTTGTTGAATTTGTAAGGTACTAAACGTAATTGGTGTTTTCCGACTGAAGGTTTCCATAGACTGTCGGCTGTCTTTTGTGTGCCCTGAAGTTTGTTCAGACGGGCTCTGATTGCATCAATGTTCGTTGACATAATTTATAGTTTTTAAAGTTTAAAATTTAAGTTTATCGTTACGAATATAAA